TGGAGGCGCAGCCGCACAACAAAAGATAATTAAAGACATTGAGGCTTTAGGCAAACAAGATATTGCTGCGGTCTTTGGTCAAGAAACTGTCCCTCAATATGAGGGCGGAATACTTGGCGAGATTAGCCGAAGGTCAGAGTTTAAGCCTTTTACTGTTACCACTCCTACCGGCTCAAGGGCAACCCTGGGGGCAGGTGGCATGGATACAATGCTCAGTCCAACAGAACAGGCTCTACAGTCGCAATTGTTAGGCTTTGGCTCTCAAGCTTTTGGGATGTTAGGAGACCCGGAAGCAAGGCGACAAGAACAAGAGAATATTATTGGCATGTTGACGCAAGACCCTATGCAAAGGGCTATGCGTGAGCAGGACATCTTTGGTCGTATGCAAGCCACTCTTGCCCCAGAGCAAGAACGCGCAAGGCTAGGGCTAGAAGAGCGTTTAGCTAACCAGGGTAGACTAGGTGTTAGGACTGCCATGTTTGGCGGTACGCCAGAGCAGTTAGCACTAGAAAAAGCTATAGCAGAACAACAAGCAGGTCTTGGTGTGAGTGCTATGGAACAGGCTCGAGCAGAGCAAGCCCTTCAGTCACAGCAAACCCTCGCGGGATTAGGTGAGACGCGAAATAGACTAGGCTTATTGGGTCAATTAGGATTGTCTTCTATTCCTACAGCTTACGCAGGACAGAATCAGCTACTTGCAAACTTGCAGCCACAATTAGAAGCGCAACGCATTGCTACTGCGTTACAATCTACTGGTCTTGGTTTAGGAACTCAGCTTGCCGAGTCTGGCCTAGAGTCCCAGTTAGGTTACGCAGCACTAGCTAATGCTTTGCGTCAGCAGCAGTTCCAAGGTTTGTTTGATATTCTGAAGACTCCACCGCAAGCGACCCCAAGTACAGTAATTAATTTAGGAACATAGACATGGCGGCTATAAACATTCAAAGTTTGTTTGCGGACATCATTGATACTCCTGAACAACGTCAACAGAAACTGCTTCAGCAGGGCATGGTTCAAGGTCAGTTATTATCCTCTGGTTTACGCGGCAGAGCAGCAGCATTGGCTCCTTTAGCCCAGGTAGCAGGTCAGCTAGGGGTGCAGCGTAACGAAGATCTACGGCGAGCTATTCAGCCTATGATTGGCATTGACCCGCGTAGCACTGGAGAAAAGGTTGCTGCGCAGATTCAAGGCTTAGATCCAAACAATGCTAATAGCGTTCTTCAGGCTGCTAAATCTTTAGAGTCTATAGACCCTTTAAGGGCTGCTGCTTTGCGTCAAATAGCAGCACAAATAACAAGGCAACAACAAGCAGATATGATGGCTCAACAACAAGCCTCTACAAGCATTGCAAGAGATTTAGAGGCAATTACAGCAAGTCAAGAAGGAAGAGAAGCTTCTAGAGCAGCGGCAGCAAATGAAAAGCTAACTAACGCGGCTAGGGTAAATTCAGCAGCAAGTGTAGTTAGAGAGCAAGACCCTAATTTTGCTGCGTTAATGCCTGTTATGTATTTTGGAGACCCGGACGGAGCTGCTGCGGTTGCTGAAAAATACCTTTCAGGAGCATCTGAGGGCAGCATAAGAAATGAAAAAATTAATAGCTATACAGATATTCTATTTAGAAGTGGAGATTTCGAAACTGTAGAGGAAGCAAGAGATTACGCGACTAAAGTTGCCGACAACAAAATACAAATTACACCAGACCCAAATAATCCAACAAGAGCAACATTTACAGACCTTATTAGCAGAGAAGTCAAAGTAATTTCTTCTTTGCCGTCTATTGAAACACCGCTAGAAAGCGCAGAAGATTATGATGCGTATCTGGAAGGACTAGACGATATTAGCGTTTCAGAAATGTTAAGCGAAACAACTGGTCTAGGCCAAATGACATCGGAAGTTTTTGGCAGGATTGCAGAAGGTATTACTGGAATTGAAGGGTTAACAGATAAAAAACGCACTGAGTATAAACAAGGATTAAAACAAATACAAAGCCTAGCTATTCGAGCTTTTTCTGTGAACCCAAAATATATAGGCTCAGAACAAGAAAGAATTATAGAAAATTTATCTTTTGATCCGCAATTTTTATTAGGAAAACAAGGCGCGGCAGCAAGGGTAGCAGGAATTGATAAGTTTTTAGACGATGAGCTAGTTACTATACAAAATCGGATGAATGACCCTGAAGTTGATTCAAAACAAAAAGCAGAAGATTTAAAAACTAAATCAAATATTATTGCTTTCAAACAAAGGCTTTACCCTAAAAAGATAAATGTAAACTCGTTAAATAACGATGTTGTTAACAGCATGTCTAAAGCAAGGTTGCTTTTTACTATTGAATCTTTTAGCGATGAAGAATTAAACAGCATACCTCCTGAGCTTGAAAAGATTATTACTCAAAAGCTAACAAATTAAACTGGTGTTTTTATGAGTACAACCGCAGAAAGATTAAAAGCCTTAACGCAAGAAAATCAGTCACAAGGATTTGTTGGCGATGCGTACGCAACCATAAAAAACAATTTAGCCACAATGATTTCTGGAGACCCCAGAATTAAGGCTCAAATTGCAGAACAATCTATGAGTACAGCAGATAGGCTTAAGTCCGTTGCTTCTAGGGCGGATATTCCTGCTGAAAACCAAATAGAAACGCCAGGAATTGCCTTTGGAACTGGATTTACAGACACTATACCATTTGCTGTTGGCTTAGGGTTTGTGTCTCAAGCAATACCTCAAGCTAGAGCGGCAAGCGGAGCTGGTCGCGTGGTTAGCGGCTTGCAAAATATGTTAAGTCAGTACGGCAGGGTATTTAAACAAAACCCAATCATGATGACTACCGGAGAAGCTTTTGCGGGAGGAACTGGAGGGTTTACAGGATTTGAATTAGAGAGAAGATATCCAGATTTACCCGCTGCAAGATTTATTGGAGAAGTCGCAGGAGGCTTTGGCGCAGACTTAGCGCCTAGAGCAATAAAAATGCTTCCCTCATACAAGATATATAATGCTGCAAAGGATAAGCTTTCTCCTGCAAAAGATAAGGTTCAAGCAAGAGCGGCAGAGTTATTATCTATAGGCGATAGAGAAGGGGCATTAAAAGCCTTGCAACAGCCTAGAGATTTATCTCCAAACGCTCAATTTACTGCGTCATTTAAAACAGATGACCCAACATATTCAAGAATGGAGCAAACAATACTTAAAGGCTCTAGCGATGGTGAGCTTTCTGAAAGATTTGCAAAAATGATCGAAGATACAAATAACGCTATTAGAGATGACTTGTCTTTTGGAGGCTCTTCTGTAGAAGAGGTGCAGTCTCTTTTCGAAAACCAAATAAGTCATTACCGAAACTTATTAGACGCAAGATTGCAGATAGCCGCAAATCGTGCTGATAAGCAAATTTCTAAAATCAGAGTAACAGACCTTCAGGAAAACATTGAGCCAATAGTAAGGTCTCAGTTGTTAGACGCTTTAAAAGAAGCAAGGGCTTTTGAAGATCAGTTATATAAAGCAATAAACCAGAAAGAAATAGTTGATATTAATATTTCTAAAATTGCCAGGCTTGAACTTGAGCAAAGTCTACCTGCTGCGCAAAAGCAAGACATGCCTAATGCAGCAAAATTCTTAAACCCTAAATCACCAAGTTACCTTGGCAAGAAGAAGGTTAAAGGTAAAACAGAAATCACTAATCAAAATACAATTTTTGAGCTTAGGGGCGTTCAAAGCCAGTTACGAGCCGAAGCTAGAATGGCAAGAGCAGGAGATAGCCCTAATTTTAATAAAGCTAGGATTGCTGATGAGCTTGCTGACTCTATTACTGAAGACTTGGCTAACATTTATGCAGAGCCAGGCAGCGAAAACCCTATAGCAACTGCCATTGCGTTTTCAAGAGAGTTAAATGATAGATTTGGCAAAGGAAGCGTTGCAAAGATATTAAAACGCGAAAGAAGGGGTGGCGAAAGCATTGACTCCTCCAAAACCCTATCTGCCACACTTGGTACTGGAAAAGCCTTAGATAGAGTTGCATACGATAATATTCTGCAAGCTGTCTCTGGAAATCCAGAAGTTCAAAATGCTATGGAGGATTTTATTAAGTTTAAGTTCTTTAAAGGCGAAGAATTTAACCCAAGACAGGCTCAAGAGTTTTTAAACTCAAACGCAGATTTAATGAATAGAATGCCGGTTTTAAAGTCTGAAGTTCAAAATGCTATTAGAACAAATGATTCAAGATTATTAACAGAATCAAGAACCAAAAACGGAACGCCGTTTTTAGACCCTAAAATAAATAAAGCTATTATTTATATAAATCAAGGGACAGACAAAGCGTTTAAATCTGTTTTAGGATCTAATAACCCTGCGAGAGAGATGCAATCTCTTATCAAGATGACGAGCAGGGATAATACTGGAGAGGCTTTACAGGGACTGAAGACAGGGTTTACGGAATATCTTTTTAATAACTCAGTTGCCAATACCAGACTTCCTACAGGGCAAAGCAAAAAGATTATAGATGGAAATAAGTTTAATGAAGCGATACAAGATCCTAAAACCAAACAAGCAATAATCTCTTTGTTTTCCAAAGAAGAAAGAGCAAGAATTGAAAGGGCTGCTAGAACCGCGCAAGCATTATCTAAACAAATAATGGGAAGGCCAACCATAGAGCTTGCGCAGCAAGAAGGCTTAAATATTATGCAAAAAGCATTGCTGAGAATATCTGGCGGTACGCTTGGTAGAAGGCTTGGAACAGGAACCTTACAAGCGCCAGAGCAATTAGCAAATATTTTTGAGACTCTTGGTAAGGGAGGTGTTTTTGACGCAGAAGTAAAACTATTAGAAGACGCAATCTTTAATGATGATTTATTTAAAGTGCTTCTAGAAAAACCAACTAAAGGCGAAATCTCAAAACAGTCTCAAACTGTATTGAGAGCATGGATGGCTAAAACTCTAGCAACTCATGGGGACGAGAACTCAAACCAACAAGAGCAGCAATAACTAACCCCTTGGTACACGCCTCTCCTCCATCGTGGGGAGGGGCTTTCTTTTTAGCTCCTCTTCAATCAAGAACTCGCAGAACTGCTTGATCTTTCTAAGGTCTTCAACCCCACCCTTCTGTCTCCATCGTGAGATGTACTTGATTATCGCACCCTCACAGAACCCTAAGTTATTAGCCAGGATGTAATCGATAGGCTGTATCGCTAGGTCTTGGTAGTGACTTCCTGCTACCTGATAGTCTGTTGCCTTCAATGTAATTCCCTCTCGTAAGCCGCTAGTTGTTCTTGGTACTCTCTGTTGACATGCGTTTGAAACTTCTCCTGCATAGCATCACTGCTGTTAATAAAGTTAAGCATGTCCTCTAGCATCATCCCGGTTGTACCTGCTAGATTTCTTTCCATCTCATCGTCACCCTCAAGCAACTCTGCTAACCAATCAAAGACATCCTCTACATTCTGTAGCTCTAATACAATACCGTATTTAGTCATTGCTTTAACTCCATCTCCCGCATAGCTCATATACTGTTTCCTTGTTGGTTGCTTAGTTTTACGCGGGTAATGTTCAGCCATAATTCTTCCGGGCTGTTAAGATCAGACTGATCAACGCATACACCGTCCGTATAGGTATTTGTTTTAGGGTTGATAAACTTCCTGCATTTGGCTGCGAATTCTGTCTTGCGAATCCAACCAATGACAGCCATTGTATTCTCGTCTATCTCTGTACAGAGGATGGCGATGGGGGCTTTAAATGCATCAACGCTTTTAAACAGCAGCACCCCTGTAGAATACTTGGTAGTCTTTACGTCAACCCCGATGTCGCCCAGGAACATATCCACTCCCGCGTCTACACCAAAGTCAAACGGGCTGAAGTCTGCCTGGTAAACTTTTGATACTGCTAACTCACCTTTAATTCCGATTAGGTCTATCTCTTGGTCTGTACTGGCTTTGTCTTTCCTCTGGTTAATTACACCCGAAGCCCTGGACAACATCGATCTACCATTGGCTGCGCGTTGACAATCAAACAATTCTTTCTTGCTGAGTGTGACTCTTAGCATACGCGTTTCTCGTGATAGGCAATGAGTTCTTGAAAGTCTGCAAGGATTTGCTCGTAGTCTGCTTTGTATCTCTTAACCGGGAGAGACTTCTTAGCAATCATCTCTTCCACAAATTCCCTGCCGTACATGTCTTGCATCCACAGTGTATATTGCTGCGCTGCTGAACCATGAGACATTCCCCACATATTGCAAGCAGGACACTGAGGATGAACATTCTCTATCTCTAACGCCCAGTAGGACGAGTTACCCTTGGGTATGAAGTGTCCACCCTGCATATCTTTGTAGTGTTTAGTGACCCCACAAGAAACGCAGGAGCAGTTTCCGTTATCATCTGCGGCTGCAATTCTGGCTAACTTTTGTACAGCTTTGTAGCACTCTTGCTTTAACTGAGCGGAAGTCTTGGTCTTGGGTTTAGATTTCCGTTTGACCCTGCGCTTCACGGCTCTAGTCATTTCCAGTATCTCCCATCATGCAAAGAAGCAAGAGTCTTTTCTGCTCGGATCTGATCCTTCTCTTCCATCCTGTCATAGCGCATCTTAAGTAACGCTACACTAAAGTTCTTCTGAGTTACTGGGTAAGTCTTTGCCGCAACTCTGACATCAAATGGAATCTCGTATTCCTGTTTAGTCTTTATACCCATACAGCCCTAGCCTCTTGGTATAGTGTGAGGTGTACTTTCTATGCAGCTCTATTTGCAGAGCCACTAAGGCATTGTATGTTTCCTTTACTTGTTTGTCTTCAAGTTTATCTAAGCCAATCTGTAGCTCATCAATAGCCTTGTGTATCACTTCCATCATATCGTTACTCATGACTCAACCTCCCGGTATCCGACCTCTAAAATTATTCCTTTGTACTGATACATGCGAGAAAGCCTACTCACTCGAAAGCCTTTCTTGCAGGTTGCAATTGCGTAGGCTTGCTTCTCATTATTAGCACACCACTTAGCTTCCTCAAGTGCGTCATTAAAGTCAGAGAATATAATCATTTGCTTGGAAACGGTACATAAACATTAAACTTCTCTGATAGATGACGACTCAGCACAGCGTGTACCTTGTCGTAATCCTCCCGCGAGGCAATAGAAGTAGAATCATCCCCTGTAACCGCAGCCTGAATAGGTTTCCATAGGTATTGCTTAACAAGTTCTGTCGTCCAGGGAATCTCTACGCTTTCTTTAACAGTCTTCTTCATATCGTATCCCGCGTCATTCAAAGCCTCACCAAGTAACCGGCAGTAAACATGCAATGCATTGTTCTGCGCAGAGGTTCTGGTCTTCCCGGCTTTCCACTTTAGAGTGACGTACTTCTTGTCCTCATAAAGCTTAGTGATGTGAGCAACAAACGCATCCAGAGATTGTTTGCTACTTACCACCCAGAACTCTCCCTGCGGTATATCACCTACCATATCTTTGACTTCATTTAGATCGTCCATCTCTTTTAGCCTCTCTTACATTGAACGCGAGGGCAGGATCTTTATATCCCTTGCCGCCTGAGAACGCGAAAGGTTCGCACTGTGTAATCTTTCCACCCTTACCGAGATACTTCTCAATATCACGATCTAATTTTTCTTGGAATTCTTTACCCGTTAGCATGTTGTTCTCCTATTTTATAAACCTGATCCATCGTTAAACCCAGGGCGTCACAGATTTGCTTATATCGATGTACCGTCATGTTTCTCTGGGCTAAAGTGTGAGAGTAGTTAGAACTATGGCAGTCAATCATATCTGCCACAGCCTTATGCCTCATTCCAACCTTCTCGTGTGCTATGCGTATTGTCTTGCCAATGTGAATCATTTCTTACCCTCAAGATAAGGGGGCTTTCACCCCCCGTTTGATTAAAAAGGAAGGTCACCAAGTTCAATCTCTGGTGCGTTAGACTGCATTGGTTTAGCCTCTTTAGGCTTAACTGACAGGCTGAAGAACTTCTTGCCTGACTTAGACTCTTTCAACCATGCGTTTAGCCAGAACTCTTGACCGCCTACATTGATCGTCCCGTTGTAATCTGAATGAGTCTCTAGCTCTTTCCTTTCGTTCTTGAATAAAGCCCCGCGGTTAGTATCATCATAATCACTCATATCTTTCTCCTTAGTTAAAAAACTTCTCTACATTTTGCTCGATCAAATGAACAGCCTGGGTCACACACTTCTCCAATGCTGCGATGTACTCCTCATCACGCTCAACACGAACGATCAGAGGTTTCATAGTCGGGTGATAGGACATGAAGTCCCACCACTCTCTGCCTGTAATCCACAGACATCCCATGACTTGCTGCTTGTATTTAGAGGGTAGTACTCCACCTCTTAAATACTCGACATGCGTAGAAGGAGCGGGACATTTAATCTCAAGACCTCCGTCCTCTCCTATTAGTCCGTCTGGTGAACACCCTGCTGCGAGAGTGTCGTGCAAACAGAATCCAACCTCAGTTACTTCAGAGTCAGTCATCAGTGAGTACAGATCCCTGGCGTCAGGCTCTAGTTCTGTACCCCTTATCATATGGTGAGACTGAAAAACCTCTTCACGCTCGCCTGTTAACCTCTCAGCGACCAGTTGATTGATGTATGAGTCAGCCGATGTAGACCAAGCCCCTTTGGTCGTGACTATCTTGGCAAACATTGACGCGGAAGGAATACCTAGACGAGACGCCAACCATTCAGGACTGCCCTGCTCGTGCTGATCAATCCTCATAGTAATCTTCCTGGTCTGCCAAGTACTCCTGCCTTTCGCGTTCTTTATCTTGAGGGCTTATGTAATCCTCTTCAATTTCTGTGAGGTATCGATCAAGATCTACCATTACCGGGTCTTTCATAGCTTGCTCTCCAGTATTTCTTTTGCTTTAGCAAAGTGAGTTGAAGACAACGAGTCTAATGACTCGCACTTGAATGCCTTGCAGAACTTTTCTATATCACTGCCGGTCTTCTCTATCAGATCAGCAATGGTTTTAGCCTGAGCCTTGGTAACAAACTGAGGCGCAGCCTGTGTTGCTGTGTTGCCATCGTCATCTTCAGCGGGAATCCCTGCGATAGCTTGTAAAGCATAGCGTCTTGCATAGGTAATGGCTGACCCGGCAGCTTGTGCGTCCATCTTGCCCAGAGGAATGAAGTACTCCTGCTCGAGCCACTCGCCAGAGGAATGCATTAGGCGAGTGATTACGCCTACTGAATTCTCACCAGTGATAGGGAATTGAACATAGCTCAATCCATGTGCTGCGAATGGCGCTTTGATTGCCTGAATGACAGACCCCAGGTCGGCGTATTTCGATTTGAAGAATGGATTTGAAGCCCCTTTGATTGCTGACCCCATTTCACCTTGTGCCGCAGCCATCGCCGCTGCCAGGTTTGCTATTGATTCTGACTGCTTCATACTAATGCCCCTTTTGTTTCCCATAAGTTAATTATCTGCGCGTCCTTCGCGTATCGCCCCTGAAACTTTTTCAAAGCAGCTAACGCAATATCAAGATTGCAGTCACAAACGTACCTTGCGTAATCCCGCAATGCTGTGCGTGTTTGATCTTGGAATGATGCAATGGTGAATAGATTACTGGTGTAGAGTGAGTCAATTAGATCTACAGCAAATGACTCGCAGTAACCTTGGGTGTGCAATGCGTCCAGTAAGAACGCAAACCCTGTCTCTCGGATAGCCCTGTCAACAAACTCATCTGCCAGGTTATCAGGTAAGTCTAATTCACCATCTGTAATCCAGGTGAATACATCTTCGCGTGTTAGAAACTGCTCAATAGTTGAAATTTTCATATCATCCTCCTCAGAATGTAGTTGTAGACTAGAACAAATCTATGTCATCGTCAACAGTTTTTTCATCATTATCAAAATAAAATCTTCTCGGTCTATTCTCCTGCTCGGTTAGCTGTAAGCTATTGTCATGAAAGTAAAAGTTATATGTCCCTTCCCATCCCCCGGCGTGTCTCTGCTTGGCGATGATCAGTTTTTGGTCTTTATGTTTGAGCAAATACTCTTGCTGCTTCTCGTCTAACTCGGTCATCTTGGCTAGTTCTTTTAGCTGCTTCCTCTTTGGATTTGATGCAGTTAAGATCACGTTGTCTGCCATGTCAGACAGAGTACTAGCGCCGCGAATCGAGTACTTGTCAGGAATCCAGTTATCATCTGCTTGTGGTGGCTTTCTGATATGCGCGACAAGGATAATACCTATACCTAAAGTCTTCGCTGAGTGCTGTAGCTTATTCACGAACTCAGTCTCAGCAGAGTAATCCTGAAAGCCTGTTCCGCACTTAGCTAATGAGTCGACAAAGATATACTTGCACCCTAATTCCTTCGCGCAGTAGTTGATAATCGCCAATACTCTCTCGGGTTTCACTGTGTCTAACTGGTCAAAGATGACCAGGTTCTTGTCAACAAAGGCATTGAACTCGTCAATGAAGGACTCGCTAGGGGTTCCGTCTCTAGCCCCTGCTGATTGCATTAGCATCCGGTACAGTGACTCGCTAGGCTTCATCTCCAGGGACGCGAGGCAGACCTTAGAGTGTTTGAGTAGGTGCAGGATTATCTCTCCACAGATCATTGATTTACGCGAGGCGTTAGCCCCGGCGAATAGGGTTAATTCCCCTTCGCGTAGACGAAACGTATCCCATGTCTTCGACCAGGGTAACTTAGCACCCCAGATCTTTTGCCCCTTTGATCGCTCGAGTACCTCATCTCGCCACTTCCCTGCGCTGTGTATCTGTGACGCATCCATCATAGAGGTGAGTTCGATGTACTGATCCAGGTCTAAACCTTGCGGGAGTTTCATAACTCCACCTCCCAGTTTGACGCGGGGGTAGGTGTCTGCTCTTTTCTACGCCTCTCCCATGTCACCACACAAGCCTTCCATGATTTCATCTGCTCCTTGCCTATCTTCCAACCCCTGGCCTCATAGAATGCCACGAACATCTCCGCGTCTATCCCGTTGTTTCGGGAGTCGCAATAAGCCTTAACCTCTTCGACTGTAGGGGGTATATATTCTTTATTCTTACTTCTTACTTCTATAGTTGTTGCCCTTTGCTTGTCAGTTGCTTGACGCTTGCTTGTCGTTTGCTTGCCCGTATCTTGGTAGTCACAGAACTTAACTATTGATATTATTGAGAATTTATTCGTAATCTGCTTGTCAATCATGTGATCATTTTCGAACCAATTTAGGTACTTTCTTAGACGCCGTACTGAGATGCCTAATTTGGCGCTTGCTGCGTTCAATCCGAACACCAATTGACCCCGCTTAATCGTTAGGTTTTTGCCATTAAAAACAGTCACTTTGTCCGTCAGGGATGCCGACATCAGCAGGTAAATCCAGAACTTTAAAGCCTCGGGTTCGTGCCAGATAAAGTTATCCTGGATAGCCCGGTCTAATTTAATCCACCCCATAATATCCTCCTCGTTTCGCTTTATTGATAATTGCCTGAGCCGCATAGATGTCCTGTCTATCCTTCTCAGTGAATGCCACTCCCTCGCGTGACCAGATAGGGACTAATTCAAGAAGCCATTTCGCCGACTTAACTTCCTCCCGCGTAACCCTGTCAGTCAGGGGCTTATAGTTTTGATCCTTGGGATACAAGTCAGCCCACGTTAATCCCGCCGCAGCTAGGATCGATTCCGCGCTACAGTTCTGCGCAAGGCAGTTGATCAGCACCCGGTCATCGTGAGGGCGGTACTTGATGGATAAACTGGGGGACTTGTCAGCATGCGCGGGACAGATAGCCATTGCGGTATCGCCCTTGCGTCTCACTCCCTCCAAACTGGATAAAACCCTTTCAAAATCAGACATGACTTGCCTTTTTCTTGAGGGAGGAGTAGCCTACGACCAATCGCAAACCATCCTCCTCGATGTATGTGACTAGCCCCCGAAAGGGGGCGACCCTTTACTCGCTTTCTAACACTCTCCCATATCGATCAAACCCCGCGTACTTAAGCCTCTCAGGGTGTCGCAGTTTCCGTAGCGCCTTGCCGTATATTTGTCTTACCCGCTCTCTACTGACCCCGTATACATTGCCGATCTCCTCCCATGTATGCTCGACCCCCTCGAAACCAAGCCGTAGTGACACGACATCAGACTCTTTTTTGGTTAGCGAAAATAGCATGCCACGAATTGCCTCTCGCCTCGAGCCTAGCTCTATAATCTGAGCAGGGTCTAGCGCATCTGCCTCGAGGCGTACTAGTTCATGAGCATCAGCCTCAATCACCCGCTTATTGGATTTTAACGGCTCGCTCATTTGAGCTTCGGGGTATAACTCACTCGGCATAAGGTTGAAGAATTCGCATAACTGCATAAATTGCGGGCGATACTCCCCGCGAAAATCGTATATGCTTTGCTGCAAGTTGAGATACTTGCCTATATCATTCTGGGTGACGCCTGATTGCCTGGATAACTCCGCTGCGCTTGCAATGCCTTTACGCTCCATTGCACTCGCGAGCAAGTTATTCTTCACCTTCATTTCTACTCTGTAATCTTTCAATTCAATCCTCCTCTCGCTTAAACCTCCGTAGCGGCGATCTAAGCGACTTTATTTGTACCCCTTGTGATGGTATTACTTTGTTATTAAAATCGATTCTAGGGCTGCTACTGAGGCTAGAATCGTATCTATCAAGCCTGCACTATGGTTATTTCTCTGTTTAGCTCTTCGATTGCCATATCAATCGCCTCAGATTCCAATAGCCTCATGTTGCCAGATTCGTATTTTCTCTGGATCAGACTAGCGCGACCCCTGGCAAAGTCTTTTATGTAATCATCCTTCGCCCTTTCGGCTTGCTCGCTAGTCCTATGCTTGAATCCGAAAACGCCATTTAATCCGCTGAGTCTGTACATGTTACCCCCAAGTTTTTGTAATCCGGGTGACCGTAACGGCCTTCACTTTTTAGACTACCACCTGTTGCGTACCATAGGCAAACGGAATCGATATATTCTTTTTCCGCGATGATTTCGTCCTGGTAATCCCATCGTCCGACAAGTAATAACGCGGCGATAAGAGCGAGCATTGCTAGGCATTCCTTAATCATGTGATTCCCCTACAAATTGTTGTGCGTTTAATTTCGCCCTTTCTACTTCGGCGGGTGTACATAGTTCTGCTATCTCATAGGCAAGCTTTAAGGCATCACTGTATCTATGACTCGGTGCTGTTATCGCTAGTGCTAAAGCTTTGGTTAGTGCTATTTCGTGCGTCATGCTATCACCCCCATTTCATCATATACCGCATAAGCTTCGCCAAATGATTCGGCAATCTTGCTAAACTTGTCGGCATAAGTGTCGCCATATACTTCCGGTCTATCCCAAAATCCTGCCCCATGCCCGTTGCGCGTAAACCAAAAGTCATGACCCGCCTGGGTGATATTGTCATCAGATAGATAACATGAGATACGGCTATAGAATGCCAGGCAATCGATTACAGACTCGCGAAGAAAATCCTGGTCTATTTCTGCACCGATTGGCGGCTGCTCATCGCCGCCTAATTCTGTGAAGTCTACTGCTTCAAGGTACGCGGCAATGAATTCCGATTCTTTTTTATTGGTTTCTATTGTGTGCATAGTATTCCCCTTTAAAGTATTGGTTGTCGGTTTAATCGCACGATTACGCTATCGGGATCTAGCGACCATCGTTTGGCGAGTTCCATTTTCACGCTTGCTAATTCAGGCGTAGACGGTTGATAAGCTTTAGTGCCTGCAAATTCACACAGTTTATTCCACGTTATGAACTTAGACTCGCCATTCTCTACTATTTGAAAATCAATCAT